TCGCCGCCCGGTAGAACATAGCCCGCCTCGAATGCGATCGTCATTAGCGTGCCCCTCTTATCACGAGGCCGTCGTCCGTGCCCTCGTTCATGAACTCGGCGATCGAAACCGCCTGCTGTCTGTTGAAGCGGTCGCCGATCAGCGTCAGTGATCGCTGTTGTGCGATCGACGCAGGCTCGGCAGCCGCTACGTCTCCGCCGCCGTCTGCTGTGCCCGAGGTCGTCCCGCCTGCGTTCACGCCCTTGATCGCTGCCACCGCAGCCATACCCTGCCCGAGCACCTGTGCGAAGGCGGTGAGGTTCAGCGGCCACGGCTTCTTGAGCGCCTCGGCTGCACCTTGCCAAGCTGAGATTAGCGCCTGCGCTGCTCCAAACTTCTTGCTGATCTCTAGCATCTTGCTGTTGCCGGTGCCGAGCGCTGTCGCCATATCGCCGAGGAATTTGTCTGTTTTCTGCATGGTCGAGCCATGAGCATAGGCGTCGATCGAGGCCATCTTGTCGAGGTGCGCCTTCTTGGCCTTCTCGTTTAGGCTGTCGTACTCCGCCCGTTTTAACAGCTCCGCATCAAGGGCGGTCTGCAATAGCACCTGCTGTTGCGCGTAGTGCTGATCTTCTAGCTCAAGCTCGTTCTTAAACTCGTCCTGAAGCCGTTCGAGTTTGGCCTTGGTCTTGGCACGCTCGATCTCTTCCTTCGATTGCCCGCTTCCTCCGCTTTCCGGCTTGATCCCTCTAGCCCCGACAGGAGGGAGCAGGCTTTCCGCGCCCCACTCTAAAAGCGCCCCCGGGTTGACCGGACCCATAGTGTTCCCGAATACCTCCGCCGCTCTTGCTGCCCGCTCTGCCTCATTAGCGACGAGGGCCATCACCCGCTCAAGCTCTAAACCTTCTAAGCCCGCTTTTTGCAGCGCCGCTTGTACGTCGAGAACACCTTCCCCAAGCTGGTCTGCGGTTACCCCTACGCGCTTCAGGACGGCGTGGAGTGCGTTGGAAGCTGCGACTTGAGCTTCTATGCCCTCGGCTTCCTGTAAAGCCTTCAGAGCGACAGCGAGCTCTTTAACCTCGTCCTTGGAGATTTCCAGTCTCTTAGCGTACGCTTGCAAGTCTCTTGCGTGGTAGCCCGACTTTGTTCCTGCGTCGACAAAGCGCTTCCCCACCTTGTCTAGCTCGACGTCCAGCTCCCCGAGGGCAACAATGGCTTGCTGGTATTGGAGCTCTGCTAGGCGTATGGCGAACCGCCTCGCTTCGTCTGCTCCAGCCCCGAACGTGTCCCCTAGGTCTTCGGCAGACATTGAAAGGATGTCGAGGGTCGAGTGCAGGGAAGAGCTCAAGTCTTTTATACTCTGAAGCCCTTCCTCAAGGTCTTCCGCTGCATCCGCGCCGTCGGCGAATGCGTTCATTATTAAGGGCATGGCGATTGTGGCAGCGATACCAATGAGCGTCCCCATAGTGCCGAAGGCGAGGCCAATGTCAGCCGCTTGGATGGTCAGGGCCCGCATAACTCCGCCACCGGCTGCGGCTTGCTGCGCGACCTGAGAGAACTGCATGGGCAACATGCGCATAGCGTTAGATCCGGAGAGCTTGGTGAACGCCCCGGACATTCTTGTGGTCGCTCCGGCAACGCCTCCAGCGCCTCCGCCTGCGACCTTCGTCGTCAGCTTATCGGCAGCGGCTCCGGCTGTGTTGGTCGCTTTAACAAAGCCGGAGGCGTCTCCGCTGATCTTAGCGTGTAGCGCTGCAAGTTGTGTCATGCCGTTGCCTTCGCCTCTTGCTTTGCCTTGTGCAGTCGTCTTGCCTGCTTCTGTGCGTCCTCAAGTGCCGAGGCGTCTTTGTCCTTTGTCATCTCTTGCAGTCTGCGAGACCGCTCGATCTGGTCATCAAACTCTACAAAGAACTCAGTCGGCGACAATCTCCAGAACTCACTTGGTTGTATGCCCCAAACTCGGGCGATCGCGTAAAAGTGCTTTACGTTTTCGCGCCAACTTCGAGGCTTTGTGCGTTTCCCTCTTCCCCGACCTCGTCGGGCTCTTCGTTAATCACTGTCGGGCGTGGCGATACGATCAGCGCCAGATAGTCCGACGCCTTTGCGCGTGCCTCGATGAAGCCCATGTCGAACACAAGCTCCTCGACGTCCTTCAGCTTCATGTCTGACCCGGCAGCCCTGAACCCTGCGAAGAGTATCTGAGGAACGTTTCGGATCGTGAACATGAAGGTCGGCTTGTATGGAATACGCGCCTGCGCAAGCGCTGCCTCCATTGCCGCTTCTCGTGCGATCGCGAGCGGGTCTTCGACCTTGTCCGCAATCTCGATACTCGCGGCGAATGTCGCCGCGAGCTCGTAGTCTGTGCCGTCGTGTTCGAAGTTAAACGTCCGCATAGTGCTCTCTCCTCTGCGTGTGTTTATGATGCTGCCGAGGCAACGTAGGTGATCGCTCCGCCGCTCATCATTGTAGCGGTAAACTCGACTGCACCATCGTGCTCGCCGGTAATCTCGAAGGCCGAGATAAAGGCATCAAAGGCGACGGTGCCGGGAACGGCAAGCGCCGACGGAAGATTGACCTGTGCAGCGGTTAACGTGCGACTTGCGATACCCACCAGCATCTCAGCGATCAGAACCTCGTCGGACGTGATGCCCGCGACGGTGATCTCTGCCGATCGAACACCCGGCTGCGGCAATAGAGTGCGCTCCCCGGTGTCGTCGTCTGTTGTGACGTCAATGCCCTCGGCACTGATTGAGAGCCCGCGTGTGCGGATACCCACGAGCGTCGTGCTGTCCCAATCGACAGTGAGCGCTCTACCATTAAATCCGGCCATAATTATACCTCCTGTATGGTTAGCCTGAACCTGATAACGCCGTGCCGGGTTTGTCCATCACCTTCGACGAAGTTGTCGGAGAATTGGAACAGGCAGTCGACGACCTTATAGCCCGCGGATGTTAGCGAGGCCCTGTGTAGCAAGCCATAGATCACGTCTAGGGTTGCGTCTACTTCTTTGCGTCCTTTGTAGCGGCTCCAAACATGGACGGTTGTCTCCACTTCGGTGCCGAGGTCGCTGTCATTATCCCAAGGAACGAGCTCGGCGTCTCCGACTGTGCCATAGGGAAAGTTAGCATCTGGCGAGCCTTCAGGCTCGAAGGGAACATGATCGTAGAACGTCACGCCCGAGACGTTGCCGTCGAGCGCGTCGAAGACGATCGTCTTCCCTACTGATCTGAAGTTCGTCGCCATTAGAGGGCTCGCTTTACATACTTGTCGAAGATGCGGTCGAGCTTACGGTTCCCGCCGCTCGTCGCTTCTCTGAAGGCCCTCGACAGCCACGGTCGACCGCCTTGATAGGGCAGCTTGAACTCTAGGAATTTGCCATACATGAGGTTCGTCCCGACGAAGCCCTCGGGCTTGTTTGACGTCCTCGGCACCTCGAACTGCACCGAGGCGTGCAGCTTGCCGGTGTCGCTCATAGGGTACTCGCCCGGAGCCGAGGCGAATGATCCGTCGCCTCTAGGCGCACCGCTCGCAGGCCCCCTCTGGATGCCGACAGTCGCGTTCTTGTGAGTGTCCCTTACGATCTTGTCGACGAACTCAGTCACGATCTCAGGAGATGCGCCCTTTAGCCGCTTGAACTGAGCCTTCAGCTCCGTGTTCCCCTTGAAGTCGATCTTCATCATGACGCTTTATTCTCCGCGAGCATGAGCTCAATATAGCGTTGCGCGTCCTCGATGTCGATCACGCTCTCAATGGCGTAGGTGCGCCCGTTCATGGTCACACGATCGCGAGCAGAATAGTAGGGAGCGCCGTTGCCGTCGTCCCTGAACCGGATCACCGCCCGGACGCGGTTAGCAGGCACGACCCGATCGAACATGAAGCTCTCGGCTCCGCCTATCGGCCTCACCATCGCATAGACGCCGCCCGATGGATCGGCTGCCCAAGCGTCCGTATAGCCGCCCTCGCCATCCGTCACCGGGGTATTGCGCTCGATCACAATCGTGCGGCTCATCTTGCCCGCTGTTATGTCGCAACACTTCATCAGCTCACCCCTTGCCCGACTGTCGGCGCAACGCTGCCCCGCATCAATACGCCGTTGAACGCGATCGAGATCGGCTGCGTGCCTGTGGCAGCTCGCCCAAAAAACACGACGTCAGTGTATTCTGGCAGAGGCCCGACAGGAACAGAGAAATGCTCCTCGTTGACGCCCTCGAAGTTGGTGACCCCAAAGAACTGCCTAAACGGTGCAAATGGAGCGGTGAGGCTCAAGGTGTTTTGCCTGCGCATCCCAAAAAGATCGACCTTGCCCGCCGTGCTCGTCGCGAATGTAATATCCTCAATATAGAACGAGAAGCCCTTGCGCACCGTGTAGGCTGCGATTTGGCTCTGTCCTAGCCCGACGCTGCTCTCCTTCGGTATAACCCCCCAGACGTTAGCCGAGGCGTCCTCGATCGTGATCGTGTCAGCTTGCGAGGAGACGACACCTGTCGGATAGTTCCCGGTCGTCGAGACGTAAGCCCGGAACACTCGCCAGAAAGAAAACGTGGTCAGGCTCGACGCTCCTGTGCCGTTGGTTGCGATCTCTTCGGCGATGAACTCTCCTGTCGCGTCCAGCCCTTCGACAATAACCGCCCGCGCCCCGGTGCCTAGCGCCGTGTCCAGAGCATCACCGCCCGCCGCGATCCGCAGTGTCCGGGCTGCGTTAGGTAGAGGCATTTGATATGTTAGGCTCGTTGTGACCGGCGAGGCTGTTGTCGGCACGGCAGCGGAGCCGAACTTGTTGACCGACGACCATCCGTCGACGTTCCCTCGGGCGATCTCGTAGACGTTTGGGAAAGCCATGTCAGACGCTCACGTCTCTGAAGCGGTCGAAGATAGCCCTCGCTCCGCTGTGGTTTAGTGCGTCCCCGGGATCGCAGCCGTCGCCTCGGTGCTCGTATAAATATCCGGCCATCTGCCGGATTGCTCGACGGAGAGGCGTCGGGACGTTGATCGGGCCCGCACCATATCCGACGCTATACACGATCTCGATCGCGTTAACCGTGCGGAGGGCGATCGGCCATGTCGCGCCACTCTTCAAGGCCATGCGGCCTCGGACCTGCTGAGTGTCAACGTCGAAGGTGTCGGCGATCGTCACCACCGAGCTCGTGCCGTCCTCTGCGTAAACGGTGACAGTGTCGATCGACTGCAAAGGGTAGCGAGGGAGGGTAATCCACCCACGGCCACCGCCTGCGTAAATCTCGCTGATGTGACCTTGACGCATACCGTCCCACCATTGCTCGCCACCACCGGGCCAGTTGTCGAGCGTCATCTGCCAAGTCTGCGTGATGAAGCCGATCCCGGTCGTCTCCTCCAGCTCTGAGACCGTCTCGAAGATCAGGTTGTTGAGGTAGATCAGCTCGTCGCCTGAGACGTTAGAGAGCCGAAGGTGCGTCTGTATCTCGGTCAGGCTCACCGGCTCGCTTGCCGGTGCGACTGTGCGCTTGTTGCCTCGGTATTGGTAGCGGTTAGCTTTTGGGCGTAGAGCCATCTACAAGCTCCTCTCGATGTAAATCGCGTCGTAGCTATAATTCGGGTAGGTCTCTTCTGACGCGAGCCCGACGTCCTTGACCCACTCAATCAGGAGAAGCCCGGGGTCGTCGGTCTGCGTTGCGTCAAACTGGTATTGCACGACGCCGTTTAACGCGTCTGTAATGGTCGCGAGGTCGTCGACTATGTAGGTCGACGTGTTCGCCTTGCGTGCTCGGAGCGTGACGTTTGTCGCTGTTGTCAGGTCTTCGACTGCTCCATCTGGCTGCAACAGAGAAGACTGTATGAGTGGGGATCGGTTGCCCTGTTTCACATAATAAGTCGCCATGTCAGCCCGTCCTGTTCTTGGTGTCTGTGCCGCCCGAAGTCGTGTTTCGCGTGCTCGTGTCTGTCGTGCGGTTCTTTGACCCGGTAGCGCTTGCCGTATTGTTACGACTTCCGGC